TCCTTTCAATATTTTTTTCTTCCTCTGATAAATTATTCCACCACACTTCTTTACCAAGTCTAGTTTTTGACATTCTAATAGATTTAGCCTCGTCAGTTTCAACATATCCAATATGAGAAGTATTTGTTTTATTATAGTACTCTGGATTATTTGCAACATCTATAAATTTTTGTATTTGACTTTCAATTTTTCTTAATAGGGTGTTTGATATATCTTTTTTAAATTCACATAATACTTTTTTTTCAAAAAATTGTTTTCCTAAATTTTTAATATCTTTTAATAAAAGTTTACTACTACCCATATATTCAGGTTTATTGTGTTGGTCACTTCCTAAATATTTGTAAGGTAATATATTATTTTCCTTATTATAAGTATTTATTATTTCATATATTATGGCACTCATACCCTTTTATTTAATATAAATATAGTGTTTTTACAAAAAGGTGTAATTGCCATCTTACAATTTTGAACTAACTCACTGGAAACCTTATAATTGAATTTAATCAACTTATGGGTTAAGTACTCCGTTTATGTTAGTTCCTCGTACTCCAAGTTTGCGGAGGGAGACGGGCTCGAACCCCCAAAGCCTTTCAGCTCAACTGTTTTCAAGACAGCTTCCTCACCAATTCGGATTCCCACCATTCTTTTTAATTATTTTCCACCAAAATACTTCTCAATAACCTTTAATCTGTCTTCAGCGTCTACCAACATTTGTAAAGCTTCTTCAGCGTTGCTGTAGAAGTCTTTAGTTGAGTGGTCACCGATACCAACAGCTCTGTTTCCCAAAAGGTCTAAAGTTAATAATGCTTTTGCTTTATCTGACTCTGCAGATAGTCTCAACATGGTAATCAATTTTTCGTTCATGTGTATTTTATTTAATAGCCTTTTTATATTGACACAAAAGTAGTATATTTGTGTCATGAAAACAACACTCACACTCTTTTTATTATTTATTTCTTTTGTTGGTAAAAGTCAGACCTCTGACATTATGTATATACCTGATGAAAAAAGTTTGGTAGTTACGTACAACAATAATTATAACGGCTTTGGTTATTATATCGGTGGATATGTGACTACAACGTTTCCTCAACCATATATCTACACAACAATGCGTGACGAAGTTGATTTAACCAAGATTGATGAAGTATATTTCAACGGAGTATGGAAAATTATTAAAATTGATGGATGGGAGGTTTCTTCCGAATTTGGGTACAATATAGACGATAATTCGTTTACCTAAGTCTTTGAATAATTTTCCTAATAACTTGAGAAAGAGCTTGAGTACTCACAACAACAACACCTGACGATATAAGTCTTTCAGCGATTAATAATCCCGCTTCCTTTGGGTCCGTAGAACCTTCAGCAATACGTTGGAAATCTAAAATGATTGGGATTAGAAATGCGTATGCCACAGTATCCATAAAACTACTAACACTCACATTAATTGATAATAAAAAGTTTTTAAATGATGATTTTAAATCTTTTGCCTTTTTTAAAGTACTTTTAAATACATCTTCAAGTCCCTCTTCTTTGATTTTTCCTAAAATATTAACTAACCCTTTTTTATTATCAAAAAATAACATAAATGCAATTCCAGATAAAACCAAATATCTTTGGTCGTCAGTTAAATCAAAATTACCTGTTTTAATGTATTGGTCCAACGGCATTACTAAACCACCAACAGATGTGCTCCACGTTAATAACATTTTTACATTAAGACCATAAATCTTACTAACTCTGTTTACAAGATTTTTAGTGAACGAATACATAGTTTTCATGTAACCATTCATTCTTGATTCATCCTGTTCCTGTAAAATTGCTCTCAATTGAGATTCATTAATTAAAAAATCCATATAACAATAAATATACCGCTTATATTTATTATTATGAGAAGTGAATTAAATCCGAAATTAAAAGAGGGTGATAGAGTTATTTGTTACTATATGGATGGTGAGACAAGTGTACCTCCAGGCACCGAAGGTACTGTTAAAAGAATAGGTAGAGACCCATTTGAACCAGGTGGTGATGAGTTGATTATTGAGGTTAATTGGGATAATGGAAGTACATTGGCTTTAGTTTCCGTAACAGACGCTTGGAAAAAAGTCTTTAAAGAAATCCAAGAACAAACATTATCTCCTGAGTATAATTTCTTTAGTGCAAACCCTGAACTATTTGAATATTTTGATTGGAGATTTTTAAGAGAGTTTCTATATAAACTTAGAGAATCTGGTGTTGTTAATATGTTTCAATCAAGTCCTTTTTTATATTCAGGTAAACAATGGATTGATAGATATCACGGTGAAAATCAAGAAGACAATGAACCATTTCAAGAGGTTTTAGAAATGGCTGATGAGGCCAAAAATAAAATGATTCAAGGTCTTTTGAAGTATATGGAGTCTAAAAATATAGACATGGATGATATGGGTAAGGTTAACCGTTTAATCGAAAAATTTGCGAGTATAATAGTTAACCTTTATATTACTTTTCATTAATTGGATAATGGTGCTTTAATTGTTGGATGTGATTGATATCCTTCTAATACAAAATCATTTATTTCGTAATGAGCAATATCATCAACCTTATTATCCAAGATTTTCAATGTAGGTAAAGGATATGGTTCTCTCGTTTTAGTTGGAATCCCTTTATCATCCATCATATCTAATCCATTTATTTTACCATACGAGTTTCCACCTTCTTCTTCCCATGTTTTATCGTGTCCTGTAAACAGAGCATACCTTTCATCAAAAGTTAACTTTCTTCCAATCTGTTCTTTCGCTTGTTCAATGTGATTTGAATATAAATGAACATCTCCAAGATTACCAATTAATTCATCAGGTACCATATTAACTGTTTTAGCTATAATTTCTAATAACAAACCATAACTTGCGATATTGAATGGTAATCCTAGAAATGTATCTACTGAACGTTGATTCCACATTAAAGATATTGCTCTGGTTGGAATATTAACATCATCACAAGTTTTTTTAATTATTTCAAGTATTTTTTTACCAGATTTATAATTTTTTGCATTACTATTCAATAAACCACTATAACCTTTTTTTTCCAAAATAGATTGTCTTTCTCCTAAACTAATCTCTCTAGTATAAACTTGAAATCCGTAGTGACAAGGAGGAAGTACCATTTGGTCTAATTCTCCAACATTCCAAGCATTAACCATTAATCTTCTTGAATCTGGGTTTGTTTTTAGTTCGTTGATTAGGTTTTGGATTTGGTCTATTTCTGTATGATAACCATAAGCTATTCCTATATTTTTATTAATTAATATAGAATCACAAAAACTACCAAAACTAGGTCCACATTCCTCTCCATAATTTGCACTCCAAATTTCGGAATGTTTTTTCCAAGCAGCGTCAAAATCAAACCCTTTAGGTTCCATTCTTGGTACAGCCCAACTTCTCCATTGCTTACCATAAATTGGTCCTAACTCACCCCACTTTTTAGCAAACTCATCATTGGTTTTGATTTGTTTAATGAATTCTTCTTTTGTAAAATTACATACCTCATATTTTGAAGGGGATGAATATTCATTAGAACTAAATGTACCATCACCTGGAACGCTTTTACTCCATTCAGTATAATACCTTTTATAAGCATCACCATCCCAAATGTGACAATCATAATCTAATAGGAACTTGATGTTAGTATCACCTCTTAAAAACCATAGGAGTTCCGTAACGATTGATTTCCAATGCATCTTTTTTGTAGTGATTAATGGAAATCCTTCACTCATTTTATGACGGATCTGCCTACCAAATACTGATATAGTACCTGTTCCGGTTCTATCTTCTTTCTTCACTCCGTTATCAATAATGTCTTGAAGTAGTTGTTGATATTGTTTATCTATATTATTCATATATTTCTATTTTAATTCCTGCAAAATATTCAAACTCTAAAATACTAAATTCTTCAATTCTACCAGGTGTTGATTTTAAGTATTCAACAATTACCTTATCTTTTGTTATATCTCTTACTATTATTTCAACAGGAGTTGAACCTAAATCCAAATTAAATTGTTTTCTAATTATATCCCTTTTATTTACTAGTTTCATCTATGTTATTTATAAATTTCTATTGTTTGATTGGTGTATGTTATTATAATTAGTTTGGTATGAATCCAAATCTAAAATAGGGTTTACCGTAAGTCGCATTGGTAACTACAATTCCTTCAGACTCATTTATTTCTTTTACATCAAATTCAGTTAATTCACTTCTGTTTTGTAAGGATATGAAGATATTATTATCATAGGTTGCTTTTTTGCCCCCATTACCATTATCCACTATTTCAAGTGGATCTGGTTGGTATTTACCACCAACAAGACATTTTCGTGTTTTTGACCAAATAACAACAGATGGCGATTCGGTTGATATTATTTTGGTTTGATAAACACCTTTATTTATAAATCTAGTTACCGTTTCTTGTATCATTTCCTGCCAGATAATATCATCGAAATTATTCATTTAGTTTACGTTTTGTTTTTGGGTTTAAATTATACCACTCTTCAATTACATATTCAATGTTATCTGAAAGGTAATCCATTTTTGATAACCAATTTAATACATCGTTTACTCCTAAGTTATAAGAATCTGTCATTACATCAACAACAGATTCTTTATCCAAAAATGAATTATGTACGATTTTTGATTCGTATATTGCTTCTAATTTATTTTTCATGGTTCTATCTCTTTTTGCCAAAATGGTTTTGAATAAATAGGTCGAATTTGTGACCATATAATTTTGTTGTATTTTTTTTCATCATACATAGCAAACATTATCGGTCTTAAATTTTTAGGTTGTGTCATCACTAACGCGGCAAACTCCTTTTTATCAAATGGTATGTGTGCTAGTGAACGAGTTCTTTTATAGTTATCTACAAAACCGGCAGATAATGATTGTATTTCCCAAAACTGTTTATTTAAATCCTTAACAGTGTTTTTTACCCATAAATCAAATTCATCAGGTACTCGGTCCAACAGTTCGTCCAAATCCTTACCATCTTTTAAATACTCCCAAATGTGAACATTAGAGAAACCTGTTAAGATTCTATGGAGACGAACATACTCTTCTCCTTTAATTTTACACATATCCCCATTTGAGAATTTAATTACATATCCTTCTTGATTTGATTTAATCTTTAATTTAAGTTTGCTATAGTCATCAATCCCGTCATATTGTTTAACAAGCGGCATGTTAGTTTCATCACAAATCATCTTTAAAGAACTGTACTCTAACTCTTTTCCTGATGAAGTGTTTATCATTGATAAAACGACTAAGGATTCATCATCGCCGTAATCAACACATATTCGACCTTGTGGATATATTATTTCTACTAATGTTGTATATCCTTTTGGGATTGGATGAACATTATATTTTGAATATAATATCTCTTTTCCTTTGATTGCCTGTTCAGAAGTGAAAGACCCCTTACTAGATAAAATCCATTTTCCTTCATACCAAAATAGAATACCTAATGAACCATCCATTTTGGTATGAAGGAAAATGGATTTTATCTAGTAAGGGG